ATAATACAATTCAAAAAATTCCAGAAGGTATATCTATTTTAGATAGTGATGAAGAAGAATTAGATTTTTCAGAAGTTGAATTTAATCAAAAAATTCATGATCAATTAATTTCCAAAAAAATTAAATCTACACCCAAAAAGAAAAAAGTTGGAGGTAATTTCAATGATGAAGATTTAGATGATTTTTCTAATAATACAGAAGAATTAGGTGTAGATGATGATTTAAGTATTTATGATGAAGAAGATAATATTAAAGAAACAGATAGTGATACTAAAGACATAGATTTAGAAGATTTAGGTGAATCAGAAAATCTAGATGAATTAGAAGATTCTGGAGAATTAGAAGATTCTGGAGAATTAGAAGATACTGGAGAATTAGAAGATTCTGGAGAATTAGAAGATACTGGAGAATTAGAAGATTCTGGAGAATTAGAAGATACTGGAGAATTAGAAGATACTGGAGAATTAGAAGATACTGGAGAATTAGAAGATACTGGAGAATTAGAAGATTCTGAAGAATTAGATTATTCTAGTGGATTAGAAAAATTTGATGATTCAGAAAATAAAGAAGATTTAATGATTATTAATATTAAATAATATTTTTATTATATTAATATTAATAAATATGCAAACAGAAAGTATAATTTTATTATTATTTTTAATAATACTTTTTATTTTATTAGGTGTTTTCTTTTACTTTTATTATTCTGATTATACAAAACATGAAGATTCTAATACTTATTTTAAAAATATTTTAAAATTATTAATGGAACAAAATATAGATAGTGTAGATCATAGTAAATTAAAGAATCCAGACTTTGATTTTAGTGAAAAAACAGAAAGTGAAAAAACTGAATTAATTGATAATCACCTTAATAACAGTGTATTATTTGGTTATAATAGTAATTTAAATTATCGAATTACGAATATAGAAGATAATACAATTCCAGGAGTTACTTCAAATATTATACAAGTTACATCTAATTTTGATCATAAAACTGATGGTTTAGAAACTGATATACAACAAACAATGGAAAATTCTTATAATAATAATTATACTGTTACTGGTGATCTTAATTTAATCGCAGATTCAACTATTGCAATTGATAATAAATTGAATCAATATGCTTTAATAACTCAAATAGATGAAATAAATTTAAATTTAGAATCAAACTATGCAAAATTTGAGGATGATAAAATTTTAACTGTTTCAGAATTAAAAATATGTGATTTAAATAATGATAAAACAGATTTTGGAACAAATTGTTTTAATTTTAAGATTAATACTAATAATATGGATTTAGAAATTTATAATAATAATACTGATAAACAAATAATTTTGAAAAATGAATTACATAGTTACAACAATAATGGCAACACTGATGACAATACTAAATATTATTCAGGTCCATTTGTTAAAAACTTAGGTCCTATTGAAGATAAGAAGCTGAAATATACAATGTCCGATAATAATAATACAAATGAATTGGTCTTACCTTAAAGTTAATTCACCAAAATATTAATTATTTTTTTAAATACCATATAAATAATAATGGATTATAAATTAAAAATTTTAATTATAGTTGCTTTAATAGTTATTTTAATGGTTCCTATTTATTTTATATTATTTTGTAAAAATAAAGAGTATTTTACAACAACAATTCAAGATTATAAAAAAGGAACATCTTTTATAGGAGAAAAAAATACAGATTTTATATTTAATTATAGTAATTATTTAAGTGAAACAACATCAATAAGGAATAGTTCTGGAATAGAATTATTATTAGCTAGTTTTTGTTTTAAAACAGAAGAATTACCTTACAATTTTAAAACAAAAGAATGGAATATTAATAATAATAGTATTTTAGAAATAATTAAAGAAAATATACCAATTAGAACTTCTGAAATTCATGATTTATCAGAAGATGATATATTAAATTCCGATTTAATAAAATCAAAATTAGATAGTGATATTCAAAATTTAAGAAATGAAAAATTAGATGAATTAATAACTTTTACATCTAGCACTAATAAAGATACTAATGGTAACTTTGTTACTAAAAAAGTAATAATAGCACCAATATTTGCAATTTTAATTCAATATCCTTATCATATTGAACATGATACTGATAAAAATAAATATTATATTAAATCAATATTTTTTGATAATTTAAATGATACAGATTTTACTCCGCCTTATGCTTTATATAATGATGGTATTTTTGATAATCAAAATTTATCAAATACAAATAATAATAAAATAGTTACAAAATTATTATTTTTATTTCCTATGTATCATAAAACTGAAAGTAAATTTTATGGATATGAATATATGAAAGAATGTTTAAATTATAAAATAGATACTTTAGAACAAGAGACCCCAGATTCATTATTAAAAATAAAAAATAACCCGGAATTATCTATTAATAATCCAAATGAAAATATTTTTACATTTAAAGGAATAACAGATATGATAAGATTTTTTAATTCAAATAGTATTGAAATGTCAAATGATAGTATAGGAAAATTTAGATTTACATCACCAATAAAATTTGAAATATCTAGAGATAAAAATTGTTTTATTAGATGTAAAAATTCTTTACCATCATCAAATTCAAATGTTCGTATTGTTTGTGGTTGTGCAACAAATATAGAAAAAGAAGAAAGTGTAGTTAATGCTGATATAACTGGTAAATATAATTCGTATTGTAAAAGTAATAAAAAAGATGAAATTGAAAATAATAAATTATATAGTTATGGATTTGTATATCGTGTAAATGAAAATTTAATAAATAATGTTTATAAATTTATAATGACAACAAAAAATTTAAAAGAATTATCAGAATCAATTAATAATTTGGAAAAAAATTATTGTATGGAGGAATTTACAAAAGAATCAGAAGAACTTAAAGAATCAGAAGAATTTAAAGAATTAGAAGAACTTAAAGAATTAGATTCCTAAATTTAATCACTATCAGAATGAAAATCAAAATTATCATCTTTATAATTTTTAACAGCATCCCAGAAATCTAAAATTTTAGGTTTATAGAAACTTTCCCATTTTTCTTTATCAAATAAAATTCTCTGTATATTCATTTTATTTAATTTCCAATATATAACATCATTATCTTCATAATTTAAAGTATCTAAATAACATGATAATGGATCTAAACCTAATGGTGTATAATAATCAAATTTATTATTATCATCTTTATTAACTATTACACAACCAAAATATTTAGTTATATTAGAATCAATTTTTAAAAAATCATTAATATTTTCAATTTTTTCAAATTCAAATTCAGCAAAATCACATTCATCTAATTGACATACAGCCATTTGACCTTGAACTTGTGCCATATACATTTTTTTCACATCACCATCTTTTATTTTTCTTGTAATAGGACACTTAATTTCTAACATTGTTCCTAAAGATGTTATACCATCTGGTGATGCACCATAGAAATTAATATCTGGATCATTCGATTTAATTACACCAAAATCAAATATCTCAATATCATTGTTTTCTTTTGAATAAATGTTAGTAGCAATAGGTTCAAACATTATACCCCATGTTAATGCAGCACATTTAATATGTTGTTGAATTTTTAATGCTTTATTTTTAATTAAATAATTACTTTTATTTATCGCATTATATGTATCACTCGCAGTTAGCATATTTTTTCTCATATTATACCATTCTTCAGTTCTTTGTTCTACAATTGGTATTTCTTTTAATTTATTTAATTGTTTTATAGATAATTTAATAAAATTTAATCTATTAATATAATCTTCATAAGAAAAATTATAAATATCAAGATAAATTTTATTATAATCTTTTTTTTTAGGGGTTTTATTTTTCTTTAATAAAGCCCAAATAAAATTATCAATATTTTCATATTTATTTGGATTTAATGCCATTTTTGTATAAAATAGTATTTTCGTCTTTTGTTAATTTATTTGGATCTCTTACTGAAACTTTAGTTTTAGGTTCTGGTAATTCATTCAACTTTAAATTTAAAAGTAAATCCAAATTTGTATATTCCATTATATAATAATATATTTTAATCTTTATATATAATCTTTTTAAGATATTTTATTTAATCTTTATATATATTTACACAATCATCACCAAATTCTCTTTTTTCTTTATCTATACATGTATTATACTCTTCTAATCTTTTTTTTAATTCATCTATCATACCTGAAAATTTATCAGAATCTAATATTTGTAAAATATATTTTCTCCATGTTGTAGATCGATTATCATTTGGTTTAGTATTTATAATTTTATTATATAATTCTGCTACTTTTATTAATCCTGTTGTTAAAAATACTGTTAATTGAACATATTTTTTACGTGTAATTATATAAAATAATATTAAACATACTAATGTTATTGTTACTAAAATTAAATTAAATATTTGTAAAGGTAATCCTAATATATATTTATTATTTAAAACATAATTATTATTATTTAATCTATCATGATCACTATCTAATCCAATAAATCTATTCAACACTTTTACCGGATTAAAAAAATCCGTAAAATAAAAAAACATATCATTCTTTATTTTACCAGACTTTATATCACTTAAATATTTATTTTTACTATTATCTTTAGCTATATCTTCTTTCTTTTTAAATTTTCTATACAAATCTAATATTCTTTTACTATATGTTGAGTTTCCTTCAAATGTATAATTACATGCCCATATTAAAGCTTTTACATGTAATTTTCTTAAATCATCTGCTTTTAAATCATTTATTCTATCATCTTGATAATTATAAATATATTGTGATATTTTATTATTTTTTATATTTTTATAAACATTATATGCATTTAGTAATGGTGCATTATTATCTTTATTTATATTTTTAATTGTTGAACTATAACATTTACTTAATTCTACATTTTTTATATCTATTTTATCAAAAAAATCTAAACCACGAGTTTTTAATAAAAAAATTATATAATTCTTACCATTTTTAACTAATTCATTTGTTATATTTTTTGTATATTCTTTATCATTTCTATTTTCACTTCCAATTAAATTTATTATCTCTGGTTCTATTTCACCATCGGTTTTTAATTTCTCTTTCTTTTTTAAATAAATAAAACTATTATGATAAGCATTATCTTCTGGATTTTCTTCAATTACAGATAATAAATTTATTAATGATAAAGGACAATAATCAATTGATCTATTCCCATATAAACCAAATTCAGCAATATTTTTTTTTATACATTGAATGGAATCTGGATCTTGTGATGCAAATTTATTATTTGGATCATTATATGGTATATGATCTATTTTATCTTTAGTATCATATCCACATGGTTTAAAACAACCATTAAAATCATCATCTACTTTACCAGTATTTAATTTAAAATATGAATTATGTAAGTGATAATTTGGTATTAAAATCCAATCTAAAAATTGTTCTTCACATTTATTTTTTTTTTCATATCTATATATTTCTAAATTATCTATGGACATTTCACATCTTTTACCATCTAAAGTTTTATTGAATCCCGGGGGACATTTATTTAATGTACAACTTTCATAATCTATTATATCCGTATTATTATACTCCTTATATTTTTTTTTACACTTCTCTATATCACTCAATCTTTTGTCTTCTTGTTCTTTTATAATTTCTAAATTTGAAGTTATGTTTAAACTTTCTTCAAGCCTTTGATTATTTTCAATATCTTCAGTATCATCATCTTCTTTTAATTCTGATTTTAAAAAAGGTTTATCATACAAAAATTCTAAATTTATTCCCTCCATACTATTATTTTATATTTCACATATATAATTCATACGTTTTCCTTTTTCACATGTTGAAATATATTCTTTTTTAAATAAATTTGTTGCTTTACAATTTGGTACATAATAATCATAATGTTTATCATCATTCGATTTCATATTTTTTCTTGATAATAATTTATAACTTAATTCCATATCATTCCAATCTATTTTTTTTGATTTCAATTGATTATAACAATATCCATTTTTATCAGTATTTGTTATATTATTACATCTACCATTATTATAAAATTTTCTTTCACTTAAATATTTTTCATCTATAGTTTCAATTGTTTGTTTTTTTGCAAACATTCTTGCTATTGTTTTTATAAAATCATTATAATATTCCGTAAAATATTTATATATATATGATTGTTTAAAATATGATTCATCTTTATTATTATCCATATTATAATCCATTTCTGGATTACCATAATCATTTATTTGAATACTTGTTGTTGAACCAGATATTATAGAATCATACATATTATTTTTTTTTCTATTTGATCCACCACTCCAAATATATAATATCGCTAAAATTAAAAATATTGTTATCACAAAAATAGATATAATATCTAAAAGATATGGTACTCCTCTTAGTATATAATCATGAATCATTTGTAATATTTCAAAAAGTTTATCAATTATATATTTTAAAGTATTCTTAAGTTGGTTAAAAGAAACACCAACAATTAAACCTGTATTTTGAATTAAACCTGTATTTTGAATTGAATCTGAATCTAAATTTGAATTACTCATTTTATTTATAAATACAATTTGTTTTTTTTACTATTTTATTTTTCAAAACCATTAATAAAAATGTTATATTATTTCATTATTATTATTATTATTATTATTATATTATTTATATTATACTTTGTTTATCCACATACACTCAATATTAATCAAACTTCTATTGAAAAATTTAATTTTAATTTATTATATGAAAAAAATCCACTTATTTTAACTAATCATATTGTTAATATTAATTCTATTATTGATATATGGTTTAAATATAATTTTATTTATTCTACAAAATTTAATAATCAATCTTGGATTAATAATAAATCCAAATATTTAATTATTCATAATTCATCTAATTCTGAAAAAACTGAAATACATATCTGTAATCCTTACACAAATATTGATAAAAATAATAATCCTTGTAATAATTCTAAAATTATATCTATTGAATTATTACATCATCAGTTTATGATATTACCTTTTAATTGGTATTATTTTATTGATGATTCATTTATAAATTTATATCTAATACATGATCCAATTACATTACTCATAAGTTCTTGTAGTAACTAATACATCAATTGTTTTATCATTTAAAAAATATTTTTTATTATTATCATATAAAATAATTTTAAATTCTAAAATATTATTATAATTATTTATAAAATCATCATTTATATTTGTTTTAATATTTAATATATTATTATTTATTATATTAATAAATTTATTATCATTAAATAATTCATTATTTTTATTTATTAAATTATAAATATATTCTGGATAATATATTGAATTCTCATATAAATTAACTAAATCTATATTACTTTCATTTATTAAATCTATATTTAAATTTAATATATTTGGTTTTATTTCTTTTCTTTCCAGTTCATTTATTTTTAATATTATTTTTTCTTATTGTTCTAGATAATTATAATTTACAGCTACAATATCTAATTTATAACTTAAACCTCTATAATCACTATTTATATGTAAATAATTATTTTCTACTTGATTATATCCCACACTATTATCTTTCATTCCTCTTCTTAATATCACATTATCATTAGTTATAACTGTATAAATTAAATTATAATCACTTATTGTTGATTTAAATATATCATTCAAATCTATTATTAAATTTTCATCTCCTAAATCTTTATTTATATTATAAATATTATTAGATTCCAATTTTATTAAATTATTTTTTATTTCAATTAAAATTGGTGGTAATTCACTATAAATTACATTTAATATATCACCATTCACATTATAAATTGGATCAATTACTTGAATTTTTATTGATTTTTCTTCATTTCTTACATTTGGTTTAATTTCTAAAAAATTATTATTTAATATATAATTACCATTGGAATCAATTAATCTATATTTATATGGTTTTTTTATATTTGTATTTTCTGAAATAAAATAATTATCTAAATTTAATTTATATTCTATAATATTTAAATTATTTATTATAATATTATCATCTATTTTATATGGGGCTGGAGCTGATCTTTCTGATACATAAAATTCTAATATTACATTTGTTATATATTCATTATTTAACCAATATTCTACACTTATAACTATATTATAATCTGTATCTCTATAATCTGCATTTAATTCTAAAATACCACTTTCTGATACTAATATTACTTCTTTATTAGTTATTCTACTATTTTCCAATTCTTTATCTATTTCCACTTTAAAAATTAAATCTTTATTATCTGTTTTAAAAGATAAATAATCTAATATATTTTCTTTTTTAAAATTTAAATAATCTAATAAATTCTCTATATAACTTTCATCTGTTAATTCCGTTTTTTCTAATATATTATTTCTTAAAGTTAATATTTTTGGTTCTTCTATTGTTATTATTAATTCATCATCACTTAACACATTATACAAATTATCTTTTGCATTTATTTTCAATTTATATATTATATCTCTATAATCTGGTTTTATTTTTATAATATTATTTAATTGTTCAAATAAATTATATTTATTTTCAATTTCTTTATTTCTATGAACATCATATATAGATATAATTTCAATAATAAAATCTAAAGAACCAGTTGTTAAACTATTAAAATATTTATTTAAATCATATGAGATATTATTTACAAATAATATATGATTTGTTAATAATTCTTTTACTTTTATTGGTTTTGGTGGGTGACTTTCTGTTATTTCTAAATTTATTTCATTACTTAAAGCATAATCATTTTTACTTTCAATATTTATTAGAACATTATATTTTTTTCCACGATAATCTGGATTTATTATAATTAATGTACTATCATCTATTTTAGATATCAATTCTTTATTAACATCTTTTAAATTTGATCTTATATCATCATCTAATACACTATAATTTATTGTTGAATCATTTCTTACATTTATATACCATTCATTTATTTCAGATAAATCATAATATACTTCAATATTTGAATTTAAATTTAATTGAAAATAATCTAAAGTTTTTTTAGGGGAACTATAAATATATATATTTGCATTTTCATTATTATATTCTTTATTTAATACTGGATAATTTCTTAAATATGGATATATAATTATATGATCTGTTATTATTGGTATATTACAATTATTTAAATAATCACCATTAAAAGATATTACTTCATTATAATTTAAATTTGCATAAAAACTATTTTTATTTAAATTTGAATAAGCAAATAATATATTTTCATTTTCATTATCATAATAGTCTTTTATATTTATATTTATTTTATTATTATTTAATTTACCTAATCTTTTTATATCATTATTATATTTTGTTAAAATATTTGGAAAATCAATCTCATTTATATTAAAATTATAATTTAATTTACTTGTGAATGTTGATGTTGCTTCTATCGTTATTTTATAATTTATTCCACGATAATCAGGTTTTAATATTAATTTTTCACCATAAATATAATTTCCTTTTCTATCAATATTATCTAATTCATCTTTTTCTTCAATTATTTTTATGGATTCTCTTATATCTTCTATATTTATTATTTCATATTTTATTTGGGTCTTTGATATAGAACCATAATATTTTGATAAATCTATTATTATATTACTTTCAAATAAATTTATTTCTTTTTCATCATTTAAATCTAATCTTATTGGAGTTAAATATAAAGGATTATAAAATGATAATATTTTTGTATTGTTTAATTCATTTAAAATATTTGTATATTCATCTTGAATTACTTCCAATTCTATTTTTTTTTCTTCTAATGTTAAAACCTCGAAATTTCCAAAAAAATCATTTAATTTTATTAAAAATAATTGTATATTATATACATTTTTACTTTTTGTTATTTTTGTATCCAAATTATTAATTAATGATAATATTTCATTTTTTTTATCTGTTGTAATTTTTAACTGGATAGTTAAATCATTATTATAATCGTATATTAATTTATTATAACTATTTACAATATCTAATATTGCATTATAAAATTCATTATATTCTGTATCTGTTAAAATTTCTTTATTATTTTTTTTATAATTATCTTTTTTTTCAATTAATTTATTATATTCATTAATAATTTCAACTATATCATTAGACATTTTATTATATTTTTGTAAAGATTCATCTTGTAATATTCTTAATTTTTCAAATTCATTTTCAATATTTCTATATTCCACTAATAAATTATCCATTATTCTTACATATAGAATTTTTTAAAAAATATTTTATTAAGAATAATTTTAAAAATTATTTTTACAGAAAGATCTTTTTAGAGAGTGATCATTTTTAGGAGTGATCTTTTTTCACAGAAAGATCTTTTTAAAATTTAAAAAATATTATATTTAAATAATTTAAAAATAATTTTAATTTATAAAAAGATCTTTTTAAAAGTGATCATTTTTCACAGAAAGATCTTTTTACAGAAAGATCATTTTAGAGAGTGATCATTTTACAGAAAGATCATTTTACAGAAAGATCTTTTTAGAGAGTGATTTTTTTAAGAAAGATCTTTTTAAGGAGTGATCATTTTACAGAAAGATTTTTTTAGAGAGTGATCATTTTAAGGAGTGATCATTTTACAGAAAGATCTTTTTTCACAGAAAGATCTTTTTAAGATTTAAAAAATATTTTATAATTTAAAAAATATTATATTTAAATAATTTAAAAATAATTTTAATTTATAAAAAGATCTTTTTAAAAGTGATCATTTTTAACAGAAAGATCTTTTTTTACAGAAAGATCTTTTTAAGGAGTGATCATTTTACAGAAAGATTTTTTTAGAGAGTGATCATTTTAAGGAGTGATCATTTTACAGAAAGATTTTTTTAGAGTGTGATCATTTTACAGAAAGATCTTTTTAAAAGTGATCTTTTTTCACAAAAAGATCTTTTTAAAGAGTGATCATTTTTACAGAAAGATCTTTTTTAGGAGTGATCATTTTACAGAAAGATTTTTTTAAGATTTAAAAAATATTTTATAATTTAAAAAATATTATATTTAAATAATTTTAATTTATAAAAATAATTTTAATTTATAAAAAGATCTTTTTAAAGAGTGATCATTTTTACAGAAAGATCTTTTTAGAGAGTGATCATTTTACAGAAAGATCTTTTTTCACAGAAAGATCTTTTTAGAGAGTGATCATTTTACAGAAAGATCTTTTTTCACAGAAAGATCTTTTTAAAATTTAAAAAATATTTTATAATTTAAAAAATATTATATTAAAATAATTCTATATTTATAAAAAGATCTTTTTAAAAGTGATCATTTTTAACAGAAAGATCTTTTTAGAGAGTCATCATTTTTAACAGAAAGATCTTTTTAAAGAGTGATCATTTTTCACAGAAAGACCTTTTTTAGGAGTGATCTTTTTCACAGTAAAATTTTTTTACATAAGAGAGATTATTGTATCAATCTATATATAATTTTTTATTTCCAGAAATATATTTCTGGATTTTATCAGTTAATAAAATACTTGAATAAACTCTTATATCTTCACATAAAATATTAAAGTTATTAAAAATTAAATCTTTATTAAAAAAATATTAAATTATCTATACTAGTATTTAATGTTTTAATTGTTTCTATTATTTTAATTATTTTACCATTTAATCCTAAATATAATATTAAATTGTTATTAATATAAGTTATACATATATCAATCCATTTAGATTTAATATTAAAATTACTTATATTTTCAGATAAAGATGTATTATCATCATTTATATAAATAAAATTTTTATCCATTTTGATAATTATATTTTTTATATCAAAAATACGATATATTTCATCTGTTTTTATATTTATTTTCATTAAAATAGTAAAAATTTCACTATTTAAATTAATATCAATTGTTACATTTTTATTAGAAATATTACTAACCAAATTATTTTTATCTAATAATGGATAAATATTATTATATGGTGAATAATTAATTTCAGAATAAAATGCATTACCTATTATTTTTTTCGTTTTATTATATTTAATAATAACAGATGATTCATTATCAATATTTATATCATATTTTTTAATATTATCTAAAAATATAAGTACAAAATTATTATTACCCCGGAAATAAAAATCAATAACTTTTCCTAATTTAAATTCAAGTTTTAATGGACAACTCCAATCAAAGGACCATTGCCATATATAAGTCCCTGCTGAGTTTGTTGGACTTAATAAATCAGCTTCCCGAAAAAAGAAATAGCTACTGGACCTACACCAATAATATAAATAACCATTATTATCTAACAATAATGCCCAAAAACTATTAAAACATTCAAATTTTACTATTTTTGGTCTATTCAACGGTGTGTCGTAGTAGATAGTTTCAAATCTAGAATTACTTGTATTGAAATGTGCCCAGTGTTGTTGTAACACTGGATAGCCTAATTGATTAGATCTCAAAAAACTAATTGGACTTTCTCCAAAACCAGAAATATAAAGATTACCATCTTCATCTAATATTACTACAACTTGTGTATTTAGAAATACATCTTTAACTTTAATTGGAGGCATGTCATAAGTTTGATCATTATTTTGTATTTTATATTTAAAATTTTTAAATTTAGTTGGTAATGTTTTTTCCGATCCCGATGGAAAATACAGTAATTTTGAAATCATATAAGTTGTATCATCCACTAGATTATCACAAACATATATATTTCCATTATTATCTAGATATATTACACCATTAGCGGATTGATCAGTAAATGCTTTTATTATATATGGTTTTGGTATAATTTCGTCCATTCTACCATGATAACTATTATGTTCATAAAATTTTAAAACTTCATTATCTAATAATGAATTTTCATTTAAATAATGAGTATTTTTAGTAGGATCAACACCATAATATCCATTATTATTATTAGGACCTAATACATATACACTTCCTTTATTATCTATAAAAACTAAATACTTATTATCGCCTATTATAACATCAATAATATTAAATTTTTTTAATATTGGTGATATAAGAGTAAAATATGGATTTCCATCGAAAATTGTTGAATTGATTCTTACATGATCGTATATAGTAGTTGAACCACTCGGTATCGAAATATCTAATCCACTAGACATATATACATTACCATCACTATCTAAAACTACAACTGGATCTGTTTCAGTTGTTCCGTTTATTTTAACTATAAAAGGTGCATTAATTTCTTCTAAATTTTCATTTCTAAATTTTGCTTTAGTAACTTTAACTTTTGTTAGTTCGCTTGGTCCAATTCCTAAGATGGTATCTGTACCTCTCCCACTAACATATAAAGTTCCTTGACTAGTTAAATAATGAGTCGAATTAGCTTTTGTTATCATTGAAATTACATTTAACTTACTTTCTGGAAATAAATATGTTAAATGGTCATATACAGTAGAAAATTCAAGTTCTCCCATCGTACCGACCGCGTTGTGACCTTTTCCATATGCTTTATTTTCAACATAATAATTTAATGGTTTTTTTAATTGTTGAATATTAGTAAAATAGTAGTCTGAATTACCAAAATACACGTTATTAGTCCAATGATCATAATATCCAATATTTTTAAATGGAAATGCTGAATATAATGAAATATTATTATCTATCTGATATTTTAAATTATCATTAAGTATATTACAATTTAATTCAATATTCATTTCAAATCCATTATTATTAATATATTTAAAATTAGTAAAATTTAATAATTTATCTTCTGGTTCTGGTATTTCCAAAAATATATCATTAAATGATGAGATTGATTTTAATTTTGTTATATCTACTAAATAATCTATAGAAATGTTGTATTCTATATTTGAATAAACTTTTATATTTGAATAAGTAAAATTACCACTATTAGGAATACCATTATCATCTAAATAATAAGAACCCGCTATTAATATTTCTATATCAAGATCATGCAAAAATTTTATATTATACATTGCAGAATAAATATCTATATTTGATGAATAATTTAATGAATTATATAATAAATTATTAAATTGAATATAATTACTTTCTGAATTTGTATCAAATGAAATAGGTTTTATTTCAGAATTAGTAGTATAAATATAAGAATAATTTGGTAAATATTTAATAATAACAGTTCCAGAACCACCTTTACCACCATTACCACTTCCACCATTTCCAGTATTATCATCTGCATTTGTTACACTAGTAGTATCAATATTTGTTTTTCCAATACCACCTTTAAAATTTAATGGGGGTATTAAATATATTAAATCACTACTACTACCATCACCACCAACTTTCAATATATTTCTGTCGTCTAAATATCCGAAAGCAATTTGATACATAAGACTAGGGTTAACAGAATAATTAGTTTGTATGAAAATAAATGCATTAAATTTTTCTATTGTATTATTCCAGTTATATTCATAAAAAAAATTGTCTATATCACTGGAAGTATATTTATGATTACCATTGGAATCCACAATGTTAAAATTACCATTTTTACTTACTGATGTATGTATAGAAGGGTTTTTTTTATGAATATATAATAATTCTGTCCAAACAAAAGTTTGTGCTGTGTTAAAATTAAAATACCAATTACTGATCCAGTTATAATGAACTCCAAATATTCTAAATCCAGTTACGTTACCTGCGAATGCAAATAATGTTAATTCAATTGATTCTTTATAATCTCTGTAGTCATAACTTAATGTATCAAAGTTTGCTTGAAAAGTGCTATTGGAATAAAAAAGATAAAAAGGTGTGTTATATTGCGTTCCATTTATCGTGATAGAACTGGAACTGGAATTCCAGTTACATTTCCAGGGATTCTTTATATTTTCCACATTTTCACTATAACTTAATAACCAACCATCACTGTCCCAAATATAATCATGTTCAATTATATTAATTCCACCATATCCATCATTGTTATAATTATGAGAAGAATAAAGAGTAGCAACTGGACTATACCAAATAACTTCTCTTACATCAAAATTTTCAGCATAAAGACTGTTATAATTATTGACATGGTTGTCACCTATATACAGGATTACAATATAGATATCACCTATATTAGAATTATAATAATTATTACCTTTATTTTGATAACTATTTAATGTACTAAAATCACCTATATTACTATTATAAATAGTAATTAATCCACCTTCAGGATAATTTAAAGTACCACCACCACCTTGACCTGGTGGAGAATTATAACTACCACCTTTACCACCACCTTTTGCTAAAGCAAAATTTTCATCATCTAAATAAAACTTTGTATCAACACCATCCATTCCTCCATCTCCACCATAACCAATTGTTATTTTATATTCTCTATTTTTATGTAATTGTAAATTAGAACCATATAATATACCTCCAACACTTCCACCACCAGCACCTACAAACTCATTTCCATAACCACCACCACCACCACCACCAAAAACTAATAAATCTACATTTAAGTCTTTTAAAAATTCAATAGTATAACCTAAATAATTAAAATTATAATTAAATTCAATTGTACTATTAAAATCATAATGATAATATATTAATCCTTTTTGATTATTCAATTCTTTTTTATGAATAAATTTATCAACTTTATATTTAATAATAACTGTTCCAGAACCACCTTTACCACCATTACCACTTCCACCATTTCCAGTATTATCATCTGCATTAGTAAAACTAGTATTATCAGTATTTGTTTTTGCAATACC